ATGTTCATACTATTTGATTTTAGTTATTAAATAATCGATTAATAATTTAGCCAAGTTCCCTAATATCAAGGTAACAAGAGCCAATGTGTAAAGCTGTAAAAAGTTGTCTAAGTGTTGCATTTTGTTAGTGTTTTGGTTAATTGATAAGGCTAAGATAATACCAATAAATGAAATAAACAAAAAAAAGATTAAATATTATTAAAAATATTTTGCGGTCTATATTTAGACCAATGGTAAACTTTCTTTACCTGGTTAATTATCCTGGTATATATTTAATACTATATATAGTATAGAATATATAATATAGTATATATTATATAAGATAGTATATATTATATAATGAATACTAAAATAAATAATACATAGTATATTATATTGTCCATACTTTACCAATAGTGTAGCTATTCATTTTGTAGGTCGGTGTTATGTTCCGCAAATGACAGAGTAACTAATTGTATGCATAAATACTTACTAAATACTATACCAATAAGCTACCTATTTAACATAATGGTAATTATAAGACAAATCAATACTTGATTATCAGTGTGTTATATATGTTAATTTATACCACTATACCCCCTACCTTGTTTTTTCGTGTAATCAATGTTACAACGCCAATGTGCCCTTCACATTTTTGATATAAAACATTGTTTTCACCAATTTTAACTTTTGTATTGTTGTTTTGGTATAATAGTTGTAGCTTTGACTTCTATGAAAGATACTTGTGCAAAGAGAAACTATAAGTGCAAATGTGGTGTTGTCCAGGAGGAGTATGTTTGGAGCAGTCAGATTAGGGAGGTGCAGTATGAGTGTAGGAAGTGTGGTAACTGGCTTGGGTTTAACAACATCAAGGTAGATAAGGTAGTGAGTATTGTGTCTATTAGAACGCCAACCAAAAACCGATAATATGACAGCATTACAAGAATTGATGCAGTGGTTTAATGAAAGACCAGAATACGACAAGACATCAGAAGGCTACGAGATTATGCAGAAAGCTCAAGAGTTGCTTACAAAAGAAGCAGAACAATTAAAAGAAATGTACTTAAGGGGCATAGAAAATTACGACCCTACATTCAAAAGAAAATCTCAATGGGAACCAGTAACCAAAATAAATAATAATGAACGCAGAGTTTAAGGACATAACAAAAGAAGCATTTATCATTGCTTATAGGGAGAATTTTGGAAATATTACTATAGCTTGTCAAGCGTGTGGTATTAGCAGAACTATGTACCAGAATTGGATGAAGAATGATAATGACTTTAAGAAGGCATTAGCTGAAATAGAGCCAGAAGAGATTATGTTGGATTGGGGAGAGCATAAATTGATGGAGAGGATTACTAAGGGTGATACCTTGGCTACCATGTTCTTGTTAAAGACCAAGGGCAAGAGAAGAGGGTACATTGAAAAGACTGAGGTGGCTCACGAAGGAGATGTGGTTAAGCAGATTACGGTGAACGTAGTGAAGCCATCAGAATTACCTAACTTGCAGAAACAACTTGATGGTGATGAGAATATAATAAACTTCGATACTCAGAAAGATAACAGCTTTACTGTTCCAGCCACATTGGCTTCCGAGGTACCAGAGATTCCGTTATATGACCATAGCAAGGGTGAGTTGTTAGATATGAACGACCAAGATGAGTTCGAGGAATAGTTTTCTATTGGTAAACTTTCTATCTAAATAAGTAGTAATACTACCGAAATTAGAATATGTGTCAAAAAACGCCATTTCTGACTTATGTTAGGGGCCTACCCTCTATAAAACCAAAAAGTATTAGTTTCGCTTTACCAAAGCCAATTTTTTAATTTTTTCCTAATGCCCTATGAACGTAACCACAAACATCGTTTTCGAGATACTGCAAAACAGCCAAAAAAAAATATCTGTTATGCAAGGCGGAACAAGGTCTGGCAAAACCTACAATGTATTGACCTGGTTTATCGTAAAATTGCTACAAGAAAAAGGGAAGACACTAACTATCTGCCGTTCATCGTTGCCATCCATAAAAGGCTCAGTAATGAGAGACTTTATAGAAATTCTGTCGAAATATGGCCTATACTCAGAAGAAAAGCACAACAAGTCAGAAAATCTTTACTTCTTAGGAGGCAATACCGTAGAGTTTGTCTCTACAGACCAGCCACAAAAAATAAGAGGCCGTAAAAGAAACTATCTGTTTATTAACGAGGCTAACGAAGTGAACTACGAATCTTGGATGCAGTTAGCACTAAGAACTACAGATAAGATTGTAATTGACTATAACCCTTCAGATTACTACTCTTGGATATACGACAAGGTAATTACCAGAGAAGATGCTGACTTTACCATTACTACCTACAAAGACAACCCATTCCTTGAGAAATCTTTGGTGGAGGAGATTGAAAGACTAAAGGATGCCGACCATGAATATTGGAGAGTTTATGGTTTAGGTGAACGAGCAATATCGGAAGCAACTATTTATACCCATTGGAAACGCAGAAGAAACTTCCCAGAAGGAGGGGAAATATTTTATGGACTGGATTTTGGCTACAACAATCAAACCGCACTGGTGCGAATCAAACACTTCGACAACGAGATGTTTGTGGAGCAACTCATCTACGAAACTAAAATGTCTACCTCACTACTCATCGATAGGCTAAAGTCTTTTGGCTTTGACAAGCGTACAGAGATATTCGCTGATGCTGCTGAACCAAAGACCATAGCTGAGATTAATAAGGCTGGATTTAGCCTTAAATCGGCTGTTAAAGATGTTTTTGCTGGTATCAACAAGGTAAAGTCATTTCCGTTGATAGTTAAAAGCGATTCATTAGATTTGTTGGATGAGTTTAAAAACTATAAATGGAAAACTGATAACGATGGCAATACGTTGGATGAACCAGTTAAGTTTAGAGACCACTTGATGGATGCCATGAGGTATGCCATATACTCAAAATTTGCCAAACCGAAAAGAGGTTGGGTAGTGTAGGCTAAAAATTTGTTACTTTTGTAAAAATATCATATAGCGTGAAATTAAATGACATATTCGGAGCAATTAACCCTTTTCAACAAAAGGCAACAGTTCCCAACGGAATGATAAATGTTACGAGCCCATTTGCTGATTTTGGCGGATTACTTGCTGGAAGAACTTTATACCCAGAACTTAACCAAAGAAAATTCGTACTTGACTACGAGAACAATAGTGAGGTCTACGCAATCATAAAGCGTATCTCTAAAACTGTATCTACGGTACCATTTTACGTTTACAAGGTAAAGGACAAGAAGTCACTTAATCGCTATACATCGATGACTAAAAACTCATCTACTACTCAAGACTTAGCTAAAGCCGAGTTGATTAGAGTAAAAGCAATTAGCGAGATTGCAGATTCCCCATTGAACGATTTATTAGAAAAACCAAATCCTTATCAATCTCTTTCAGAGTTTATTGAAAGCGTTATTGGTTATAAACTTATTTGCGGCAATTCTTTTGTATGGGCTAACCGATTAGAAAACGGTAAGGTTCAAGAATTAGTCGTGCTCCCTCCGCAATACATGGCCATCATTTCTGATGGTACTATCAATGGGGTTGAAGGTTATTCTTTTACACTTGTTGGATGGGATTTCTTAGATGCGAAAGACGTAATCCATCTAAAATACTTCAACCCTTACTTTGACACTAACGGAAACCAATTATACGGATTAAGCCCATTACAAGCTGCTTACAGAACTGTTCAGCGTTCAAACGATGCTAAGGACACTTCGGTTGGTATGTTACAGAATCAAGGACCTAAAGGTATCTTGTATGCTGATGAGTCTAACAACTTTGGACAAGAAGAAGCTGGTAAGTTAAAAGAAGATTTCTACAATCAATACGGAACTAAGAGCCAAGGACAAATCGTTCAGAACGCTGGTAAGATTTTGATTGCTGGTGCTAAATTAGGTTGGGTTAACATGGGCTTATCCCCTATTGACCTTCAGCTTTTAGAATCTGAGAAAGTTACCCTTAGAGAACTTTGTAATGTCTACGGTGTTAACTCTGCGTTATTCAACGACCCAGATAACAAGACTTATAACAACATGAAAGAAGCTAAGAAGGAAATGCTTACGCAAGTAGTGCTTCCAGAGTTAGTGGCACTTCGTGATGCGTTCAATAGATTCTTTGCAGTAGAGATTGGCAATGGTTACTATATCGATTTTGATATTACTGTGTTCCCAGAATTACAAGAGGACATGAAGGAACTTTCTGCTATCCTATCTCAATCATGGTGGATTACCCCTAACGAGAAAAGAGCAGCTATGCGTTACGATACTTCTTTAGACCCAGTTATGGATGAGGTATTTATCCCAGCAGGTTACTTACCTATAGATGAGCTGACTATGTTACAAGACCCAACAAGTGCTCAACAACAAGGAGATTATAATATACCACCAGTAAAGTAATGGCTAAAATAGTCACTCCTTCTCAGCAGTTCGCTTTGCAGCAAAAGATTGCAAGGAAATCAGTAAGAGAGTATCAGCCTAAAATATTGGCTGCTTTACAATCTGACTTTGACAAGGCTGCTCAGTTGGTTAAGGATTATGGAGCACAACAAACGGTCAATAATCAGAACGCTTTATTTGACGGAAAGAATATTAATAATATTTTACGAACTTTGTACGAGACGACTGGTGGATATACTGCCATGACGTACCAAAAGATATTTGACAAGTATAAAAAAGAAGAATCAGTAGATTTAGACCCTCTGAACATCATGGATGAATGGTTAGCCTTTATGTTGTCTTATTGGACAACCTAT